AGACTCTTTTGGTTGTGGTTTGTATGGTGGATCACCCTCTGGGAGATCAAATAATACTTTCGGATCAAACATTAGTCTGAACATAAGTATCAATGGTATACAGGTCCTTGACGATTCTTGTAAATACGCAATTTTCTCATTTTCTGTCTTTAACTTAGACGCCTTTTCAATAATTTCAGCAATACCATCTTTCATTTAAAACTCCTGAATATCAGACATTAGATTTTTCAACCTCTTCTTAATAAAATAGTTCAACAACTTTGATTTATCCTTTTTTTCATAGTTCTTATATGTATCTATAACTTGTGTACGGATTGTTTCTGGTATACGAGATAGATCAATCAACTGAATGTTTCTCATATAGTTTCGATGTACTTCACCATCAAAAGGAGTGATACCACGATTCATATCATCAATCATTGCAGCAACCTTTTTCTTTGTTAATGGACGCTGTCTAGCACCAACGACGAAAACATCATCACGAGAAAGAATATTAGGTACTCCGTCGCCGGCATCGCCCCTGATAACATGTTCGTAAAGGTAAGCCATAGGATCTTCAACTCTAATAAACTTCTTCGTAATAGGGGAATACTGTTCAACATTCTTATACCTTTGCAATTGTGAAAAGTCTTTATCGCCAGAGACAATCATGATCTTTTCACCATTACCACCAAATCGTTCGACCATTGTAGCAATGATGTCATCAGCCTCGGCAGATTCGATTTGAATTAAGACATATGGAAAATTATCTCGAATCTCTTCTTTGATTGAATTCAGCGTATCAAAGATAAGATTCCAGTCGAGTGGTGATTCTTCTCGACTCTTCTTACGATTTGCCTTATAGTAAGGAAAGATTTGACGACGCCAATAGTTCTTGTCATCGCAACAGAGTATCATTTCTCCGTATTCAGAGAACCGTGTCTTAAAGCTACGGATTGAGTTTAGTACCATGTGACGAATAAGATCTTCACTAAAATCTTTATTGCCACTCGCCAGAATGCCTGATAGACATACCTGTGAAAAATCTAACAAAATCATATCACACCTTATTCTTCGTCATCTTCCTCTTCGTCACCAAATACAATATCGCCATTCTCAATCATCTTCTTGAGACGGTCACGATTGTTTAAGATGACATCATATAAAGGATGTTCGATATCCACACTATTATATAGTATGGCTCTCATCATCTCTCCAACAAAAATATAATCCTTGAAGAATCCAGAATCTTCTATAGGAAACCCTTGCATCATCATTTTCGTAGCAAGACGGCTAAATTCTGTGTTGACTACTTCGTCTACCAACATCATTCGATTGATTGTGATAGCCTTTATTGTCTCTTCTTCAGATTGTGGAAGATTCCTTTCTTTTACAATGGGCGATACACCCATTCGTTCCAAAGGAAACTGAATCACATTGCTCATAATACTCTCACTAATAGTGTATCTTTATTGATACGACCTGTAAACGTTGATGGTTTGGTTGTTAGTTTATCCATGAAAGTCCTGAGTTTGACCTTTCCCGATTTTAGCAACTCACCTAGTTGCTCTTGAGGTTTACGTAACATCTTACACATACTTGTTTCCATATCAAAGTTTTGAAGTGTGGTTCCTTTCATCTTAAAACCACCCTCCAAAGAGTTATAACAAGTCAATTTCTTATACTTAACATTATATACCCACAATTGTTTCATGTCAACAATTGTTTCTGGACTTACCGACACAACTTTCAACTCATTCGATTCTTTGAGATATTGGACGTTTTTTACGAGTTGCGCGGCAGACTTTACCTTTGGTTTACGTGGACGACGTATTACCTTTTTATTATTTATATGCTTGTCTAGTTCAGACAATAGACGTTCAAAAAATGCAATACGATTTGTCAAACCTTTACGTTTTAGATATCCCCAGGCTTCTTTAAGATCCTCACTTTTACCTTTCTTTACTTCCAAGAGTTCTTCATATTCTCTTTTATAATATTGAATGATTTTTTCAGTTTGTGCTTTGTTCATATTCTTGATTCGAGCAAACTGATAGAAATCAAACTTGTCATCTTGTCGGTCTACTACCTCTTCTAATTCGCCAATCCATTCTTTTACTGGATCAATCTTATCTTTTTGTGTCGTATTCTTATTAGGGGATTTTACGACTTTCACTTCTTCCTCTGCCAGTTGAGAAATTCTATTTCGAAGATAGTCCATACGAGAGGAATCGTTTGTGTGAATAATACATGCCCAGTGTGGAAACATAAATTTCCAGTCTGGTTGTTTTAGAATAGATGTGGCAATTTTCTTAGGAAACTCAGTACGAATCCAAGACTTGACCAATTCTATAATCTGTTTATTCTCAACTTCGTATTGAAAATAAAAATCAGCCGCCCGTCCAGGAGTCTTAGGGGCACCACTAAGACCTGTTACTCGGCGAGCAAGTACACGTTTCTTACGAGGTTTAAGAGACATTTAGACTTTTCCTTCATTCATTACCAGTCACCCTAGCGTTACCAGTCACCCAAGCGTTATCATACACCCTAGCGTTATTATACACCCTAGCGTTATCATACACCATAGCGTTATCATACACCTTAGCGTTACCGTACACCCTAGCGTTATCAGACACCCAAGCGTCACCAGTCACCCAAGCGTTACCAGACACCCAAGCGTTATCATACACCCTAGCGTCACCAGACACCTCAGCATTACCAGACACCTTAGCGTAACCAGTTACCCTAGCGTTATCATACACCTCAGCGTTATCATACACTTCAGCATCAGGTCCAACATAAGCGGTCTCAGAAACAGTGGCGGTATCAGCAACCCAACCGCCTCCGTTAGGATGACGGTGAGCGGGAACCGGACCGTTGCCAAAATCAAAAGCAGTCATTTCATTAGTATCGTTCATTTTAGACTCCTTTTAGCCATTCAAAGTTTGGGTCATTTTGTAATTCTACCCAACGTCCGTCAAAATCCTTATTATGCATAGGACCATCAGTTTTGTGTTCACTACGGAGATGCATTTTACCACCTCGTACTTCTTGTACAAACCACAATTTACCATGTTGCTGAATACGGTTTTTACCATGGCGTGTCTTGCCTGTAAGAACAACTGTATCATTAACTTGTAGCATTTCATTCACTCCTTCTTTCATTACCAAACACCTGAGCGTTACCAGACACCACAGCGTTACCAGTCACCCAAGCGTTACCGTACACCACAGCGTCACCAGACACCTTAGCGTAACCAGTCACCACAGCGTTACCATACACCCTAGCGTTACCAGTCACCCTGGCGTAATCAGACACCTCGGCGTAACCATCCACCACGGCGTAACCATCCACCACGGCGTAACCAGACACCCAAGCGTAATCAGACACCCAAGCGTTACCGTACACCACAGCGTCACCAGACACCTTAGCGTAACCAGTCACCACAGCGTCACCAGACACCTTAGCGTCACCAGTCACCACAGCGCCACAATACACCATAGCGTTACCAGACACCCTGGCGTCACCAGACACCCAAGCGTAATCAGACACCCTAGCGTTATCATACACCCTAGCGTCACCAGTCACCACAGCGTCACCAATCACCACAGCGCGACCATACACCATAGCGTTACCAGACACCATAGCGTTACCAGACACCATAGCGTCAGGTCCGACGTAGGCGGTTTCAGAAACAGTGGCGGTATCCGCAACCCATCCACCACCGTTAGGATGCTGGTGGGCGGCGACCAGGCCGTTGCCAAAATCAAAAGTAGTCATCTCATTCACTCCTTCATTCATTACCAGTCACCACAGCGTTACCAGACACCATAACGTTATCATACACCATAGCGTTACCAGACACCCAAGCGTTATCAATCACCTTAGCGTTACCAGACACCTCAGCGTCACCAGTCACCTCAGCGTCACCAGACACCACAGGGTCACCAGTCACCCAAGCGTTACCAGACACCCAAGCGTTATCAGTCACCCAAGCGTTACCAGACACCTCAGCGTTATCATACACCTTAGCGTTACCAGACACCACAGCGTAACCATACACCTTAGAGTTACCAGACACCCAAGCGTTACCGTACACCTTAGCGTTACCAGACACCTCAGCGTCACCAGTCACCACAGCGTAACCAGACACCACAGCGTAACCAGACACCACAGCGTAACCAGACACCACAGCGTAACCAGACACCATAGCGTTACCAGACACCATAGCGTTATCATACACCACAGCGCAACCAGACACCCTAGCGTTACCAGAAACCACAGCGTTAGGCCCAACATAGGCGGTCTCAGAAACAGTGGCGGTATCAGCAACCCATCCACCACCATTAGAATGCTGGTGGGCGGGGACCAGGCCGTTGCCAAAATCAAAAGTAGTCATCTCATTCACTCTTTCGTTCATCATGTTTATATAATACCAGAGATTTTATTTTTTGTCAACCCCTTTTTTTGTTGTGATATAAAATTTTTGGTCTTTGCCAAAATCGTAGGTCCATCTCAATCCGGGGCCCCATGGTGTATCTGTTCCCTTCCAATCCATATCTTTGAGAAACTGCTGTAACTCAACACGACCACCATATCTCGTATCGATATAATCTATAAACTCATCACACCAGGGATCGTCTGGTTTGACGTATCCTGCATGGCCAGGCGGTTTTCTCATCGTGCTCGACCATCTCCCATCAATCCAGGACAACTCATTGCCCCAAGAACCCACAATGGACTTAAATATTCCCAGATATTTTTGTCTTGTTGATCCAGCCACTCTTTCTGAATCATTATAGCATGATATTCTCTTCGCTGTGGACATTCGTATAAATCCTCAATGTCATTATATTCTTGATAATGATGAATGAGTTCGTGTAATAAAATGCTTTGATCCCATATATCATTCACATCAAAATCATTTGGTAGATATATCGTATCAGATACATACACTCCCATCACATTTACTGATTTCTCAGGACCTTCATATTTCACTCCTGGATAAACCATATGAAATAACTGTTCTTTATCTTTTAACATTATATCTGGTAAATGAGGTATTGTCAACCCTGTATGAACATTCATCCATATCATAAAAGATGCTAATAAAGTTTTTATTGTGAGCATTTTAAATATCCTTAAATATAAATAAACCGTATAGACAATAATAAGGAGGTGTAAGGCAAAAATGAAAACCGCAATACCGTTTTTGGTATTTATCGTGGTTTTTATGTTTTCATCTTCTGTGTTTGCTCAAAGCACTATTACTACAAATAACAATAACAATAATGTGAATACGAGTAATAGTAGCAGTACTAGTAATGTCGTTACTGACACTGATACAAAAACGATAGTGATTAATCCACCACCCAGCGCTATTTCTCCAAGTATTAATAGTAATAATATGGATCTTTGCACTACGGGCGCGAGTACTGCTGTACAAACACAGATTTTAGGTCTCAGTAAAGGGACCACTGTTCGTGACCCAAATTGTGAGAGATTGAAGTTGAGTAAAACCCTTTATGATATGGGCATGAAAGTCGCCGCTGTTAGTGTTCTCTGTCAAGATAGAAGAGTGTTTGATGCCATGAAAATGGCAGGTACACCCTGTCCTTATCTTGGTCAAATTGGACAACCAGCCGCTGACCAGTGGGATGCAAACCCCGAAATGGTTCCAGATGCAGAATCAAAAGATCTAGATGGAGACAAAGTAGATGACGATGAAGCTAAAGTATTTGGCGTCGGCATTCTTGGCATTCTTGGTTTGCTTTTGCTCCTATAACGCTAGTGCTCAAACACAAACATTTGACACCTCTACAGGTGCTCCTACAATCGTTGAACATAATATCAGCGACGATGGTTACGCACAGGTAAATCTAGGATTTTCATTTCCTTTCTATGGAAATACTTATACCACATCCTATATGCATAGTAATGGTGTTGTTCAATTTGTAAATCCAACGACGAGTTGGTGTTGTAATGGTATTAATTTAGACACCAATTCAACCCTTAGTTCGTCTTATAACTATGCAATTGCTGTATTATGGACAGACTTGATAGACAATTCAACAGAAGGAAGATTTTACACACAGGGTAATGAAAATTACCAAAGATATCAATGGAATAATATAAGTGAATATTATAACAGTAATCGGAATACAGTAGGTCTAGAAATTCGTCCAGATGGTAGTTTTGATATGTACCATCAAATGATCAACATACAAAACCATGCTTTCACTATTGGTGTTATAGGCGATGCTACACAAGGCGAATGGACACAATATCAATATACAAATCCAGGTGGTACATTATATAATTTTGGATCTTCTACAGCCGATGATAGAGTAACTGGTTGGTCAGCGACAAATAACGTGTATAGTTATAGTGATGGAACTGCTGGTACTGCATCTGCTTCTGATCCTTGTGATAGTGATCCATTATACTCAGAGAATTGTTCTGGTTACGTTCAAGCATACTATAATCAACAGTGTGAACTAGACGCTCTGTATGATAGTGGATGTTCAGGATATGCTGATGCCTACTTTAGTCAACAGTGTTCTTTAGATGCTTTATATAATGAAGATTGTTCAGGATATGCGGAAGCTTATTTCGATCAACAGTGTTCTTTAGACCCTTTATATAACGAAGACTGTTCAGGATATGCAGAAACTTATTTTAATCAACAGTGTTCTTTAGACCCTTTATATGATATTGAATGTACTGGTTATGCAGAAGCTTATTTCGATCAACAATGTTCTTTAGACCCTTTATATGATACTGACTGCACTGATTATAATGAAACATATTTCAACCAACAGTGTTCTTTAGATCCTCTTTATAATAGTGAATGTCCTGGATACACACAGGCATACTACGATCAACAATGTTCTTTAGATCCATTATATGATTCTAGTTGTCCGGGATATAAGACCGCTTATTATAATCAGCAATGTAGTCTTGACGCTCTCTATGATACAGAATGCCCAGGTTACGCAACTGCTTACTACAATCAACAATGTAGTCTTGACGCTCTCTATGATACAGAATGCCCAGGTTACGCAACTGCTTACTACAATCAACAGTGTTCTTTAGATCCATTATATGATACAAGATGTCCGGGTTACGAACAGGCGGTTATCGCTAGAAACTGTAATATAGATCCTTTGTTTAGTCCTACATGTGATGGATATGCAGCAGCACTAGCAGCGCAACAAGAGAAACAAGCAGAAGAAACAAAAACCGCTGAAGACGAACAACAAGTAGAGACAGTAGCAGAAGCAAATCCAATAGAAGAGACTGTAGTTGTTGCAGTCACAGAAACAAATAAAGAAGAGATTACAACATCAGTAGTTGAAGTTGAAGGTATTCCTAATGTAACTGTAGTTATACCAGAAGTATCACAACTAGATACAGCAACAGCGGCGTTTACCGCACGAGTAGAAACTTTACAAGCAGAAACTAGACAAGAGGTTCAACAAGCTGTAGCAGCAGAACAACAAGCAGTAGTCGCAGAGATTGAGTCTGAGGTAGAACAAGAAATTGAACAACAGATAGCAGCAGAAGTAGAGACTAATACTGAAGAAGTCAAAGAAGAAACAAAAGAAGAAATTAAAGTTGCCGCTGTAGAAGAAAAGAAAGAAGAGAAGAAGGAGGAAAAGAAAGAGGAGACTAAAGAAGAAGTAAAAGAAGAGAAAAAAGAAGAACCCAAAAAGAAAGAAGCAAAGAAGGAAAAAGAAAAACCTTCTAAAGAAGTACGAATTAAACAAGCTATACAGGAACGTATTGAGTCATTAGCAGAAAAGATGGGTGAGTCAGCAGCACTTGAAACACAAGTAGCAGCACAGGCATCAATCGTCGCTATGATGGGATATGTTCCGGGATTTAAAGATTATACTGGCGTGCAGTTACAGGATAAACCTTTTTATGAACAAACACAGATTCCTGGTGGAAGTATACAGGATAACAGATTTATTAGTCGATTCTTGATGAATGATCAGAAGTTTAATGAGTTAGAAAGATCACAATTCAATAATAGGGTAATAGGTACAAGGTAAAATGGCAGAGATAGAATTTGCTGGAGTTAAATTCAAGGGTGGCAAGATGGTTGCTGTCGCAATGGCGCTATCCACTTTAATTGGTGGTTTGTACGGCGCCTTTGAGGTCTATAAAGATTATACGACAATGAAACAAAAGATTACAACATATGTTGCTCCTGATCTTTCTGGCTTCGATAAAAGAGTAGAATTATTGAAACAGAAGGTCGAAGAGTCATATGTACTAGTAGGTGAGGCTCAAGAAACCGCGCGAGATATGCGTACCGATCTAAAGAACGATATGAATCAATTATCAGACACGATATACGAACTAGAGAAAAAGAATTCTGCTACAGAACGCGAAATCAGAGAACTTATGAGATCTACTGAAAAAGATATGAGAGAGATGATTAACTCTGCGGATGATAGAATGGATGCAACGCGAAGAAAAGTAGAATCTGATATTCGCGAACTAGAAGATAGGGTAAACAAGACTATAGAAAAAGCCTTGAATAACCCTCTAAACAAACTATAATTACTTTTCGTGGTCTAATAGGGATTTTAATAATCCCTCCCATTCTTGTGCTCGTAGATCCCAGCTATAGAATGTGTTTGTGTAGAGTTTCTGAAACTGCAATTTTGTTTGCATATCTTCTTCCCAATATGATTCTATAGCCGCATTTAGAACTTGGTAGAACATATGAGCGTGTTGATTCTTATCCTCATCAAATGGATACATAAGAGAAAAGTTAGAAGTAGTTTCTGGAAGTGCCGCTAGAGATGGACAAACTACGCAACAACCAGCACTCATCGCTTCAATCGCAGCAATACAAGAAGTTTCTTGCCATGTGCTGGGGTATGCAAAAATATGTGCTTTTTGTAATGCTTCTCTTACTTCTTGATTGGATACAGTTCCATGGTATGTGATATGTTCATGATCACGACAAATTTGAAATAATTGTTCAAATGGTTCATCTCTCTGTGGCCATCCATAGATATTAAAAGATGAGTATACATCTAGATGAACTCTATCGCCCCATTTTTCAGATAGTTTCTGATAAACAGCTAACAACACATCAAGACCACGGTGTGGTGTAGTGTGATAGATGAGTCTCAATGGACCTTCTTTTGATTTTTCGTGAGTAGGAATAGGTTCAATAGCGTTTCTAATAACAATAGAATCGCTGTAGGGGACACCTAAAACTTTATGATAAGTTGTAAATTGCCAGTGGGATACAAAAACAAGTCGTCTGAATCTGCTCCGATTTCCACTATCACTGAGGTGCCTGGATTCAGGGTCTTCCGCCAAATCGTGCAACCAGAGAATAGGAAGACGATTAGGATCAATATTCCTAACTCTAGATGGAATAATTTGGAATTTATCTAACAACTCCTTTGATAACTTTGAATATAATGCATGTTGCATCATCTCTGTGCCACCCATAGCATTTCTATTCAATTCGTTTGTCTCAATACCAATAGAATTGTTTAACTCGTTTTCATTCATAACTACTTTCAACGACATTCTTAAAAACCTTTAATCAGTATAATAATCTTTGTGATATGGACAATTTAATCTATGACAATTATCTAATGTAGATGTAATAGCAGGTCTTTGACATTCTTCACAGATTTCGTTTTTTCTTGGTACATAAATTTCATCTATAAAATCTGGGTAATCATCTCTTCTATGCGACATAATATCCTCCATTATGATTATAGGGGGAATTTCACCCCCTATAATATATTAAAACCTTTTTGAGATTTTAACACCAACTGTTGTTTCTTGATGTTCTAAATTTCTGTCCATGATAACGTCTGCGTGTGGAGATAGTTGAAACCATTCGGCATCAAGATCCCAAGTAATCTCTGCTTTGTATTCAGATGCATCTTGTGAATCCCAATGTACTAAAGGATACAATCCCACGAGAATACCTAAATTAGTAGCTTCCGCTTCTATACCAAATTCAGTCTTAAAATTTGCTGAT